ATCGAATCAGCCAATTCAGCCCGTTGGAACAGTTCCAGCAGGCGATCGGCATCCACCACCGGGGTCGGTGTTTCAAGTGATTTCACCGAGAGAATTCCAGCGTCTTTATTGGCTGGAATTGGCACAAATGAAACTTCGAGGATTTCATTGACCTCGGAAATCAAATTAGCTCCACTCTTGGCAAGTTGCTTTTGCGTGCCTGTGGGCTTGTAGTTGTAGCGGTTCCAGATTTCGAGCACGTCCGCTTCCTTGATCTTGCGAGATGCGGCCCGAAATGAAATTGACATTTTATTGACGGCTTTTTCTTTCAGCAGTTGTCGTATCCGCTGGCCTGTTTCTGTGGCTGAAAATGAGCCATCAACCAGCAGTCCATTGCGGTCCTCGCGTGCATCACGCATGGTGGCAGCTACGGACATCGTCTTATTGATGTGGTCGGCAAGTATCACCCCGCCATCGTCCAGAAACTCTGGCAGGGCCTTGTTATAGGCGCCCGGCAAAATCATGTCACCTTGCCGGTCGATATTCAGGAACCGGCTTGCATAGGCTGTAAAGCCCCCTGAATCAGACTCTGACAAGCCTGATTCGATTGCTTTGGTCATCAGATCCATGTATCAGGACTCCAGTACCCGGCCTGTTTTTGTGAACGACTTAGCGTTGCCGATTGCAACCGATAGATAACCGCCTTGATCCGCCGTTTCATAGTCTGCTTCGGATGGTCTCAGGTAGCCGTTTTCACCGGGTCTGGCGGGCGGTTTGAGAGTCTTGGGCATTTCATCATCGAACACCTCTAACAGACTGCACCGGCAGCCGGGATGAAACGGAGGAAATTTCAGGTCCTTGTAGGTCTTGTTGTTGCCGTTCGTGCCGAATGTCCCGCCCTTGGGGATAATCGGGCATAAACGATAAATCATGTGGCACAGGGGGCAGGCATCATCCGAGACGAGCAACTCCCAACCGGCCACGAAATCAAGGCTTTCGGCGGCTTTAACAAGTCCGGTGTTATAGGCCCGTGCTGATTCCGTGATTGCAATTCGGCGGGCACGCCAGCGGGCGTTGTCCTTGACCCAAGTGCTGATTCGGTTGGTTAGTTCACCAGCCGTTTCACCGGACTCGATAGAGGCTGCGATATCCAGCCGCATGCCTTCCAATGTGCGGAGCGTGTCGGCGGTGAATTGCTCAATCGTTTCGTTGCACAGGTCCAGCACAGCCTCGCGAGCGGCTTGAAGCACCTCTGGAGCACGGACTAGCCATTGATCGGCATCCTGTTGGTCCAGCGACACCAGCAGTGACCGACCTGACTGGTCGATCCATGCCTCGATAATCGGGACGAATTTACCAGCCATATCCAATGGTGCGGTGAACGGGTCGGCTTCCTTTTTTCGATCGTAGATGGCAAGCCACGGTTTTGCCACGTTGTTGCCCAGCTCCGTGAGGATGCGGCGGGCAATACGCTCCAACTCCGTGCCGCTTGGCATGGCATTGAGCCTGCTCTTAGGTGTTTTGCGTTTCATTTAATTTAGTGCAGGTGCCGTGTCAGGCGTGATCGTTGCAATTGCCGAGACGGAATAGGCGTCGAAACCCCATCCTTGAATATTCTTTTCGCACAACCACGCACGCCCATTCTGACCCCATCGCGTGCCCCAACTGTTCTGCCACCTGATGAGCCATTGCCCATCTGGTGCACGTTTCATTCCTAGCCCGCCCATCACAGCGTGATTGTGCGAGCCTGACCTGTTGGATGGGCAGCCGTTGGCGTCGAGTGCATTAAAACCGGAATTGACTGGAACGCTGAAATTAAACGGTCGCCTGAGCTGCGTTGCAACGCACAAATCGTCCCACGTCAGGAGCGTCGTGCCGATTTCAATTTTGAACCGCTTGCAATCGTTGCGTGCCTGTTGCTTGACTGAGGATGGGTTGATCGTGCCAAAAGGGACTAGCGAAGTCTCGCAAGTGCCTGACTTCTCCAAGAGTTGCAACGCCTCGGCAATGCTTGATCCGGTATCCCAGCCACGGCACAAGTCGGCATAAATCAGCCAGGGAGACAGTTCGATATGCGGTTGACCGGCAATCCAGCGAGCCACTTCCAGTGATGTGGCTGCGGCGTGTCCGTTGCAGGCACCAAACTGGCCTTGATCTTTGACTTTAACTGGGAAGTTTGGTGATGAGGTGAGATCGAATTCCACCCATTCGCTTGGCAGGATGGCCGGGAGTGGCTGCGAGCCGAGTTTGAGACTGATCGACGGTGGACGGTTGCCCATGCCCCGCCAGTCGTTCCCGAAACAGGGGAAGAGTTCGGGCTGGCTCATTTGATCGCCTCCAGTAGTGGTGTGAGGCTGCGTTCGTGTTCGATGCGACGGGTGGCGATTTCGGCATATTCGGGATTCAACTCGATGCCGATAAATTCCCGCTCATGTTGAAACGCTACCAATCCCGTTGTACCTGCGCCGCTGAATGGGTCAAGAATAGTGTCGCCAGCCTTGGAACCGGCCTTAACGCACGGCTCAATCAATTGTGGTGGAAATGTGGCAAAATGGGCTTCTTTGAATGGGCGTGTTGAGACTGTCCAGACGCTGCGCTTGTTTGCCATGCCACTCTCACCCCAAACCTTTTCCATTCTCTCTGTACCAACATCATTTCTCAAATGGCCGTCATTTTTGTTGGCTTTGTTTTTGGGCGCGTGAGGCTTACCAATCATTTCTTCTTTAATCGCATCAGCATCGTAGTGATACTTTTGCGACTTGCTCATAAGGAAGATGTATTCATGCGCCTTTGTGCATCGGTCTGTAACGCTTTCAGGCATGGGGTTCGGCTTGTGCCAGATGATGTCCTGCCGCAGCGTCCAGCCGTCCGCCTGTAGGGCGAAAGCGACGCGCCACGGGATGCCCAGCAGGTTCTTGGTCGCCAGGCCGGTAACAACCGTCCGCTCGGTGACGCCATTGAGCGCCTTGCCCTGCTTGTCCTCAGCGGACTGGGTCCCGTGGTAACGGGCGTTGAACCCGGCGTGGGTGTTGCCGCCCACCGACCCGTAGCTATCCCCCAGGTTCAGCCATAACGTGCCGTCATCTCTCAATACACGTCGCACCTCGCGGAACACCTCGACCATCTTGGCAACGTATTCCTCTGGCGTATTCTCTAAACCCATCTGCCCATCAACGCCGTAATCCCGCAAGCCCCAATAGGGTGGAGATGTGATGCACGTCTGGACTGATTTATTTTCCAGCGTCTTCATGACTTCCAAGCAGTCGCCTGTGATAATCATTTGATCGCCTCCAAAATCGCCATGATGTCGGCAAGATTGGCGGGTCGAATCACCTTGACCAGCTTACCGTTTGCATCCTGTAGGATCACACACGGCGTGCCGGTGGATTGCAGCGACGCACGGAACCCAAGGCTGTCGATATCGGCCTCTGTCGTCAGATACGATCGGTAATTGATCGCTTTGCGTTCGACCTCTGATCTGAGAGCGGAATCGGTGCGCCATGCCGCTTGATCAGGGTTGTCTGGGTCAACGATCACACTCAGCCACTTGACGCCCGTGAGCGTGTCAGGGATCGGTATCGGGATCGGTCGTGGTTGTGGTGCTGGTCGCGGTGTGATTTCGCCAGATCGGATTATCAACACTGTGCCGGATTGCTTGCCCACCAGGTAGGTGTTGCCACCATCGGTGATCGCCCAGGACGGTTCCGACATGGCGGGAAGGGAGGTTGCCACCATGTCAGCACCGTGAGCGGATGCACTGATCATAAGTAATCCGGCCAGAAATCGTCGCATTATTCCCCCTTGTATACCGAGTGCATTTGCGACTTCTGACCGTCAATCAATTTGCCGAGATCATCGGCACTGATCGTGCCTGGCTCACCAGAATCGAGCGTGTCGGCAATCTTGCGAAGAAGTGCTGGCAGAACTGACTGAATCAGCGGCACGGCTACCAGCCTGATCAGGGGCCAAATTATCGCGAACGGAATGAGCGGGAAGCCCATGTTGTTGCGGTCATCGGCTGAGGCGGTTTGTGTCATTTACATTTCCCGCCATAGCAACCGATTGCAATTGGACGGTGAAAGATGTTCGGAAAACGCCATCGTGCAAGGCGTGGAGCAGTCGCAACGAACACGACTGGTGCAACTTGCGTACTGTTGATGACAGTCACGGTGGTGGCAACTGTCAAGGATTCCTTGACAGTTGGACACTGACCGTTTTGGCACGCTTGAGCGGTGACGATAAAGAGTTCTGCGAGCATGGTGGGAACCTTGTTTTAAAGTGTAATTGCGGATGTTCCCGAAATCTGCTTCGGGAACATCCTTTCACGTGTGTTCGTCCCGCAGGCGGCACACGAATTTCAATCGGGATCGGGGAATCGTCGCTCAAGTTCTTTGAGTTTCAATTCTTTTTCGATCGCCATTTTTTCACGTTTCAAGCGGATCGAATAGATCGCCTGTATAACTCCCGCTGCCGTTGCCAGCATGGCGGGGATAGACCGAATGAATGCAATCACAACTGATTCCTCCGGCTGAATTGCAACTTCTGCAACAGTCCAACCGGAATATAAGAACCAGATTGGAACAGTGAGAAGCGAATAATCAGCGGTAGCCGGAATATCAGTCGGTTGCATTGGTGATTAGCTCAACGATGGTGGGAGTTTATCGCCTGATGCGAGGTAACGTGCAAGCTGTGCCACTGCAAATGTGATTGCAATTCCGAGCGGCGCGATGGTATCCACAATCTTAGGCAGATCCGCTTGGATCACGCCGACGGCTGTGATAGCTCCCACAATAGCAGCACGGATGATTGTTGAACGTGCTTGGTCGTAGTTGACTTGACCCAAAATATCTTTAATCACTTTTTTTCACCTTTCGTTTGCGGTTTCTTCTTGCGAAACTCCCAAGGTGGTTGCACATTGGGATCTGACCACAAGCCCCGTCTGGCTGTCTTGGCCTGTGTCTGAGCGGATTGTAATTGGGTATCGCGTTTGGCGTATTGCTCGTACCAGTGTGCCATTCCAGTTTCGACCATCGTCAAACTGGCATCTTTACCAGCGATTTCAACTCTTGCCAGCAGTCGTCCGTAGCGGTCTTTTTTGCCCGGTTTGATGGTGACGGTTTGGCCGAATACCAGCCCTGATAGGGCTTGTTTGCTAGCTTGCCCGAACGGTTGTTTCAATTCAGGCGCGTCAATGCCGTCCAGCCTGATTTTAATTGTTTCATCCGTTCGTACGGTGATCGTGTCACCATCGTAGACAGCTATAACTTTAGCCTCAAACGGTGGTGCGAACGTGAGCAGGAGCGTGGCGAGCGTGGCTAAGAGCATTCTAAATCAGCTTTCTGGACTAGTAAAAGATCGGATAATTCAATCCAGGCCGTTTGTTCTCGCATGGACAGGAGCGGCCATTCCAGATCAAGAGCCGCGCGAACCGTTTCGGCATCGCTGGAATCATCGTTTCCAGCCAATTGCAGATCATGGAGCTTGAGCAGGGATACAAGGCAATTGCGAAAGTGGTTCGGTAGTGCAGGCTTGATCATGTGCCGTTCCCGTTCGGTGGTGCTGGATCGTTTGCATCTGTCCACAATTCCAGTCCACAGGCTGCAATAAACACCTCAAAGCCGGGATCTGGACTGCCTGGCACCGTGATTGGTGCGTTGCCATCAACTATGATTCCGTCCGGAAATGCAATCGTGATCGGTTCGTTATTGCTATCAACTCCGATATCGGCTTGAAATCCAATCGCCAGAAACCACGCCAGAGCCTGATTTAAGCATGTCCGGTTGATTTCGTTTGGAGATTGGTAATAGAGTCCACCGTTTGAACCCCACCATTCGTCGCCAGTTGCAACTTCTTTGAGCCGAATTGACGCCTCTGAGAGGTTGCCGGATAGACAATCGGCGAATGTTTGGCGATTGGCTGGGAGGACGGCGAAATAGATTCGGAGAGGGATTTGCGTCATGACCAGGTGATCCCCCATTTCGCGGCTGTGTAGGTCTTCCATGCTTGGTCTTCGGTACTGTTTGACTGGCGAGGCAGGACGACCAGCTCATAAAGCGACGAATTGAAATAGTATGACGTTGCAGCCCTTCCGACCATTGCTGTGCCCGCTTGTGGTGTTCCGGTGTTCTGAGTCATCGTCCCGGTTGTGTTTGCTGTGCCTTGCGATGTCCTGAGAAAGTAGTTTCCGGTCGTGTGTGACCCGTCATAATTTGCGATATACCCCACAACAGATCCGGTTGTCACTAATTGACCGATTTTTGCCCCCCACTGTGTGAGTAGTAGAGAACCCGTAGTTGGCTCGCCCCAAAGCATGCCTGATGCACCAGCTACACCTGTACCTGGCGAAGAAAAGGCAACGCCGATAGTCGATGGCTGTTTGAGTACCGCATAAAACGTGTACCCGCTTGCCAAAGACGGAAAACTCGCAATGTCCATCCATTGGCTCGACCCGTTGAAACTCATCGCCCCCAGCCCATTCAGCCCGTTGATAGGCGTTCGCCACGTTGGCCGATTGGTGCCGGTTTGCAATGCGTGCCGATTATTGCCGCTCAGATCCTTCCAGCCACCGATTGGCCCATTGTCGGTTGTGGCTGCTGTGGTCAGTGCGTTGTCGGTGAAGAGCGTGTCCATGCGGCTGGCGTCGAGCCAGAGGGCAGGGCTTGCAACGGGTAGGTCGGCACCGTAATTTAGGTCGAAGCCGTAACGTGATCGAAGGTAAGTGTTTAAATTGATCTCTTCATCACCCGTCAGTTCGCGGTTGCAGACGATGACCTCGGCGATTTTAGAGCCAACTGATCCGACGTAATTCCTGCCGATATTGAAGCCATTTTGAAGCGCATTGTTCGTGGTTGCTATCTGGTTTTGGAGCGAAGTAAAGGTTGTCTTGGTCTTGGTCGAGTTTAGCGTCGCACCTCTGGAGACCTTTGTAACGACGAAATTTGTCGATATTACGCTCTCGCCAAAGTCCCCGAGCCCTGTAGCTCCTGAGATACGGATCTGTTGCCTCGTCGGGTTTGATGGGTGGTTGCATAACTGATGGATCGACCCTTGAGCCAAGTCCCCGATGCCAAACGCACCTGTGTACTGAGCGGCTGCATTGTAAGCCGGATTACGGGAGATGATATAGAAACTGAAGCCGGTCGCTGTCCCGCCGGGGAATAAGGTGTCTTCGAAGTACCTGTGCACCGTTGACGAAGCTGGGAACTCCAGTACCGGCAGCCCATTAATCCCGTTCGCAGCCGTGCGAAACACGCCCCTGTTAGCCGCTGCGGGTTGTGCGAGGTGGTTATTATTGGTGCTCTGGTCGGCCCATGTCGCAACGGCTGCGCCGTCAGTGGATACTGTCAGCCCAGCGTCAGACTTGTACCAGCCGTAAAGCACGGCGTTGGTGAGTGATAACGGTGTCCAGGGCGCGACGGTGGCTTGAGGGCGATACAGGTACTTGGCAGATGGAAGAAATATCATACGATTGTATCTCCCGTGACGATAAACGTGTTCTGCGCGACCACCGAAATGACGCCGATGACAGCATATTGAGCGGCTGTTTTGAGGCCGTTTCGGCCATATAAAGTCACACCTGAAGCAGCTGCAATTGTGACTCTCCCAGTCCCCGCTTGTATAACAGAGAGATTAAACCCTGAACTCAGTCCCGTTGGTAGTGTGACAGTGATGTCAGATGTATTTGTGCAGACAAACAACGCGCCGCAAACCCCTTCAATAACCGTCCAATCGGCGTTTGTCGAGTAGTTTTCACGCTGCGTGCCGCCTCTGCGGATCGGGGCGGAGTTGCAACTGATCGAGGTCGTCAAACAGGCGTCGGATATGATCGCGCCGGGAATTGACTTGTTTGTGAGCGTTTGCGTGCCCGTCAGCGTGGCAACCGTCGAATCAATTGAAACCACCGGTGCCGTCGTACAGGCTGTAACGGTGATACCCGTGCTGCCCGTAACAGAGCTGAGTCCACCACCTCCACCGGAGACGGCCACGGTACTAGCCAACGTGATTCGGCCTTGTGCGTCCACCGTGATGACTGGCACCAGGGTGGACGAACCGTAAACACCGGGCGTTACAGCGGTATTCGTGAGCGATAGCGTCCGACTTGCATTAAGAGCACCGCCGCCCGTCAAGCCTGTGCCGGTTGCAATCGTCGTGGCCTGCAAGGCGTAAGTCGAGGCCGCCGTGGCTGAGAGTAAATAACTGGAAAGGCTTGAGGTTGTTGCGTAGGTCGAAGCGGCTGTTGCCGTGGTCAGATAGACAGTCAAGCTGGACGTGAGCGCGTAAGGCGTGAGGCTGGAAGACACAAGGAAGCCAGACGGATTGCCCGTGAGCGGGTAAGAGTCTGTGATGTTGTAACCAGCCAGGGTAGACGGTTTGCCGGTGATATTGCCCCACGGCATGTTTGTGACAGTTGCAGCGTTAGCCGACAACATCCCGTTGGCCAGCACGGTCAGATTGTTGCCGACGATCACGCCGCCCAATGTGGTGGTTGTGGCTGGAACAGACGACCCGCTGACGCCAGAAGGCCCTTGAACGCCAATTGTCACAACTTGAATATCAGCCACGAGTCACCTCCGGTGAGACTGTCAATGTGCCACTCAAAAGCCGTGTGACCGGGCCACCGCCGAATAGGACTTCGAGGTCGTAAACACCATCGACAAGGTTGGCTGTCACAGCAGGGTCAAGGCTCAAAAGGATGTCGCCATTGGTCGCATTACTAATCGACAAACAAGCCGATGGCGATACCAGCGAGAGCGTCGTGTTGGCGTCACTGTAAGATGTGCGGACCATCAACCGTGCCGTGCATCCGTTGAGGTTGACTGGCAAGTTGGCAGAGGTCCAATTGATGGTGCGGTTGTAACTGGCACCAGCTTCGATTTCGATCGCATAAGTTCCGGCCATTTATTCCGCCTCCATTTCCGCTTCAGGTGTCTCGGTTTCCGCAGGATCTTCCGGCTCGACAGCCTCAACCGCCGGAACTTCCTCCAGCTCACCAAGGCCCAAAGTGGCACGCGCTTCGTTGATCGTAAAGATGCCAGCCCCAACGCCTGCCGTGGCGATGTCCATCAGCGCCTTGCGGTCCACTGAAAGCTCTTCGATCTGAGAAGTGTCAAA